TGGATGTCTTTTCAAACTGCCCAGTACCGCATCAATTTCGGCAATGGCGCTGTCCCGCGGTCAGACCTCAACCTGGTTTTCTCACACTTCGGCCTCGGAGTAACAATGCGTGAGGCTGTGTACAACGCCGACAATTGCCCCCGCGGTGCGGCACAACCACCACGTCCACCCGTGTATAGCGCGCGTCAAATGCCCATCTTGGAGCAACCTCCTGTCCCTGGATGGCCAGTTGCCCAGTTCTTCTTGACATCTACGCCTAACGGCCTGTACCACCTCACAGACCATGCCAACTGTTCGGCCAATGCACCAACTGTGGCCGCTCCAGCTCATGCCATGGTGGGGTACATTTCGCGCCAAGTCCCGCGTGTAGAAATAGCTGATGTGCTCAACGTGCCAATCAAGACCTGGAATCAGGCTTACGCCCGCCTCGAGGGTTCCCTGCTCAATGCTGCGGCTGCTTTGCACGCTGGATTCAATAACATCCAACAGTACAGAGCCGCTTACCAACCTCTTCCTGCCCGCCCGGTTGTGCCTCATTCATTTGTGTACAACTTAACCTTGCAGGACGTCACGTTAGCCCGGCACTTGAGTCAAGACCTTAAGAACAACCCCGACGCCATGGATTTGCGCGGCATGGGTGCTGACCAGATAGCCCGTGGCTTGGACACGCTATGCAAGCTCGCTGAAACTCATATTCGCACCGGCACTTATAATCGCCCCCCCGTCAACTTTCACATACTTGCTGGAGTTGGCGGTTCTGGCAAATCTACAGCTCTGGCCCGCTTCTTACCCACGATCGCCCCAGCTGGTGGGTATTCGTGTTCCAATTTGCGGTTCCACACTTGGTTCAACAAGCTTCGTGCCCCCTTAGAGGCAGCTTTAAGTCCTTTATTCCCAGGTCTGCAATCTTTCAATTTCTCTACCGGGTGTATGTGCCTCGCCCAACCACTCACTGGTACCCTGATCTTAGACGATGCCACCATGCTCTGGCCCGGTTTCATTCCACTCCTCGTCGCTTCGAACCCAGGTATCAC